ATTTTGTAAACTATGCTGGTTCTAAAGGAGCTGAAAGCTCGGTCTATCTGAAAGCTGGAAAATAATGAAATATTTGATATTGGCTTCGGGCCGTGATGGCTCTACACAATTACTTCATGCAATACATGAAAGATTGGAAAGTCAAAATATGGGTGAACCTTATGCAAAGGTAAGTGAACCATATAACTATGATTTAGGCGTAAAAACCGATTTTATGAAAAGAAACATAGTTGTAAAATGCTTAGCTAATAAGTATCACATACCTGAAAGTTGGAGTCCAGAAGATGGCACCGCAATAGATTTTTTTACAGGATTTGCTTTAAACTTTGATAAAATTATATTAATTAAAAGAAAAAATAAAGGTGAAAGATTATATTCTGCTTTACATGCACATAAACATAATACATGGGAAGGAGAATATAAGCAGAAGCCAATAACATTAGACAGTAATAATTTAACTGATGAAATTGACGATTTTATAGATGCTGAAATTATAGCACATGAATTATCAAAATCGTTTTTAACAATTTATATGGAAGATTTATATACAGAAGACAAAGAGTTATCACAGAAAACCTGGAACAAAATATTTCCAGAAGAACCTGTACAATTATTCGAAAGTATGTATAATAAATACTTTGATATAAAACATAAAAAAGGTAAAGCATGAAAAAATTTACAAGTTATTTAGCTGAGTCAAAAAACACACATATGACTCACATAGAAGATTTAATCCTTGACGGAGGAGTCAAGGGAGCCCGCCAAGCAATCCAAGCGCTTAGGTCATTGAGGGATATGTTAGCAGGTAGCACAAAATCACCTGTAGATGTTACTGTTAAATGGGACGGGGCTCCCGCCGTATTCGCAGGAATTGACCCATCAGATGGCCAATTCTTTGTTGCTAAAAAAGGAATCTTTAATAAGAATCCTAAAATCTATAAGAATCATGATGATATTAAAGCAGATACATCTGGCGATTTACAAAAGAAACTTATATTAGCATTCGATAACTTAAAAGGATTAGGAATCACAGGGGTTATCCAAGGTGACTTTATGTTTGAGCGAAAAGACTTAAAGAAGGAAACAATTAATGGAATTCCGCATATCACTTTCCACCCTAATACTATTGTTTATGCTGTACCTGTTAACAATGATGTCGCTAAAAGCATCATGGCAGCAAAGATTGGAATCGTGTGGCACACAACTTATTCAGGAGCAACATTTGAAACAATGAGTGCTGAGTTTGGTAAAGAAATTGTACCAAAACTAAAAAAATCAAAGGATGTTTGGATGGTCGATGCAGTATTACCAGACCTTTCAGGCACAGCAACATTAACAGCAAACGATACAAAAGTATTATCAACTAAACTTTCAGCTGCTGGAAAAATGTTCCAAAAAATTCAAGGTAATGTATTAAAAGAAATAGAATCAAATAAAGAATTAAATTTAATCATTAATGTATATAATAACCGTATGGTCAGACAGGGCCAAAGAATTAAAGATACTAAAAAGCATGCTACTGGTTTAATAATGTTTGTTAAAGACAGATATGCAAAAGAAATTGATAAGCGAAGTTCACAAAAAGGTAAAGATGTACAAATTAAGAAACAAAATGAGCTATTAAAATTCTTTGACAAAAGTAACCTTAAACAACTACAAATGATATTTGATTTACAAAATCTAGTGGTTGATAGTAAATTAATTCTTATAAATAAACTAAACAAACTTTCAAAAATAGGAACGTTTGTTAAAACAACATCCGGATTTAAGGTGACCAACCCCGAAGGTTTTGTTGCCATAGATAGAATGGAAGGTGGTGCTGTTAAGTTAGTAGATAGATTAGAATTCTCTGCTAATAATTTCAGTAAAGATATTATAAAAGGTTGGGATAATCCTAACTAATGGGAACCGAGGATAATGGAAATAAAAAGTTTTAGCGATTATATCGTTGAATCCACAAAGGAAGTAACATTTGTGTTTGGTAGGTTTAATCCACCTACTATAGGACATGAAAAGTTGTTTGACTCTCTGAAAAAATTATCAAGAGGCGGTGCATATCGCATATACGCTTCAAAATCTCAAGACCCTAAAAAGAATCCACTAACATTTAAAGATAAAGTTAAGTTTATGCGTAAGCTTTTCCCTAAACACGGAAGAGCAATTATGGCAGATGCTGATGTTAGAACAGTTTTAGATATCGCTGTTAAATTATATGACCAAGGGTTTACAAAAGTATCCATGGTTGCTGGCTCAGATAGAGTTAAAGAATTTGAAACGCTATTAAACAAATACAATGGCGAATCTTCTCGACATGGCTTTTACCAATTTGAAGGTGTAATTAAAGTCTTATCTGCTGGGGAAAGAGACCCAGATGCAGAAGGCGTAAGTGGAATGTCAGCTTCTAAAATGAGATTAGCAGCTTCTCAAGGTGATGTAAATACTTTTGCAAAAGGTATTCCATCATCAAATGCACAAGCTGTAAATGATTTATACCTTGCTATTAGAAAAGGTATGGGATTAAAGAAAGAATCTGTAAGACAACACATTGAATTACCTACAGTATCTGAAACAAGAGAAGAATATGTTGAAGGTAATATCTTTAATGAAGGCGAACCAGTTAGAATTAAAGAAACAAATGAACAAGGTATAATTTTACATAAAGGTAGTAATTATTTATTAGTATCTTTAAAAGAAGGTAGAAAAAGAGTTTGGTTAGAATCAGTAGAATCTATGGCAGGTGAATTAGGAACCGATAGATTAACTAAAACATATTTAGATGCTACACCTTTTGCAAAAATTATAAAGGATGAGAAGAAAAAGAAACCTAAAAAATACCATAAAGGTTTAGGTAAATCTACTAAAGATAAAAGACAAGCACAGTTTAATAAACAGGCAAAGATGGACGATGATAACCCAGCAGCATATAAACCGGCTCCTGGCGATGCAAGAGCCAAGACTAAGCCTTCTCAGTACACAAAAAAATATAAGCAAATGTACGGAGAAAATTTTACATTTGAAGATTATTTAATCGAAAACAAAGGCCAGGCTAAAAAAGCTTTACAGAAAAAAGCTGATAAATCTGGAATTGCGTATTCGATTTTGAAAAAAGTATTTGACCGCGGCGTTGCTGCTTGGAGAACGGGACACAGACCCGGCACTACTCCAGTACAGTGGGGATTAGCCAGGGTTAATTCATTTATAACAAAAGGAAAAACATGGTCTACTACCGATAGTGACCTCGCAAAAAAGGTATAAAAATGAAATTTAAAGAACTTAGAGAAAAATATAGAAGCAAGTTCCCAACGGCCTTAGTTTCAGCAGCTGTTAAGATTGCTTTAGATATGGCTGGGAATATGACCGGTGCATATAAGAAAATAGAAAAAATGAAACGTGGATTAGGTGATGACCCAATCGTAAAAGACGCTTTAAGACAAGCCAATGAAGCTGTTCAAGAAGGTATGTCACCAGCTGACAAGAAGAAAAGACTTGAAATGATTAAAAAGGCTGTTGAAAAGTTAAATGCTAAAAATGATGCAAAGGCAAAGGCAGATTTTCTTAAGCAAATGAAAGATATGGTAGATGAAGAAGTATTAAACGAATTAAATTTTTCATATGCTTTCTTTGATAAAGCCGATTTAAACAAATATATGATGAAAGCTTTGAAATTAAAAGGATTAACAGTAGTGGATAGCGAAAAGCAAGCTGGTGGACATTATACAGTTAGAGTTAAAGCTGATGATAAAAAGATTATTGCTAAATCTAATTCACTAGCATTACAGGCAATGTCATGAAAAGTTTTAAAGAAATAAGAAATGATATAAAAGAAAATTATGCTCAAGACTTAGACCTTGCACAGAAGAATATGGCAAGACTTGCAAAGCAAGAAAAGGGTCAAGATAGGAAAGATTACGAAGCAGTAGCTAGAGCTCTTAATCAAGGTAACCTTGGTGCAGTTAAGAAAGTAATTAAAGGTATTTCAACAAATGAAATTCAAGCAGATATTTTAAATGTACTTGTAGGTTATAATGACTTAATTGCTAAGATGTATCCTAAGGCAGTAGACAATAAGGGTAGACTTAAAACTCCTATGAGTGTATCTAAGATGATTAAAGATGATGTTAACGAAAATTATCAATTAGAAGAGGCAAGAATACCTCAGTATAAACCTACTAAGTTTGAAGGTAAAGAGTTCGATAGAAAGAAAGAAATCAAAAGTTTAAAGAACATGCAAAAGGCAATTCATAAAGTTGCAAAGATGCAAGATGCTATGCAATACACTGCAGAAACGGGTGGAAGTCCTACAAGAGGAAATCCACATGCAATATATCAAAGTTTAGTAAACGCCGAACAGGGAATATTTGATTACATGGGTGGTATCGAAAGAGGATATTACGATGGTGTCATTGACATGGACAGAGATTAAATGAAAAAGTTTAAGGAATTCAGAGAAGATAAAGGACCATGCTGGGACGGCTATGTGCAAGTTGGCACAAAGATGAAGAACGGCAAAGAGGTTCCTAACTGTGTTCCTAAAGAAGAATTAGAAGAAGCTTTAGTAGCATCTGATTTAAATATTTTTAATGCAATAGTAACTAAAATTAAAGATGATATTACTAAAGAAAAACTAGCTGGTAAATTTGAAAAGAGTTGGCCTAAAATGGTACAACTAGCTAAAATTGCTGGATATGGCATTACCAAGCAAAAACAAGCTAAAGGTAAAACATATTTATGGAAACTAAAGAAATGATAGGAAGTAGACCATTTATCGGATTTAGAACTTTTTACGCTATGGCAACCGAAGAGGATTTACCTAACGAAGGTAAGAACAAAGGTGAATCTTGGAAAGATGGATTTAAGAGAAGAGTTGTAAAAACAACAAAACCTGAGCATAAAGAGGATGGTTATAATTGGAGAATCAAAGGTAAGGACAGAGATGAAGTTACTATTAAGCTCTATAAAAGTAAACCGGATTATAAAGAATTTGAAAAACAAATGAAAAGAGTAGCAGGTCACGAGTTCGGTGGAT